ACAGTATCGTTCAGCATAGCACACGCAGCACAAGGTAGCTTGCTGACCCATCTCAAATACTGCTTACATTCCCACCTTTTCTTTTTCTCTAAACTCATATCTCGCAAGCTCCTGCAGTACAAGCCAACTCCTGGCTTCCTGTGGTGTTGTCGCTTTCTTCGACAACAGCATCCCAGTTTATGGAAAGGTTAGATTTCTTTAACATTTCAGTATATTCTTCTGAACTTATTTCTTCGTATGGGGCCGCTTCGTATATATGGGCGTCATCCGCTTTTGGTAAAAAACTAACCCCGCTCAGTATATCAAAGTTCTCCCAGCACCATGCTCCTACAGCCAGCCACTCGTCCTCTTCAATGTAGATTGTAACGCTTGGCTTGTGTTCGCACCAGTGAACTGAAAACTTCTTCCAAACTTCCAGATGTTCTAGCGCACTAACCTTATCCTTTGTGATGGATTTCTCTGGAGCCATCATAGGGAACTCAAACACCAAAGCGTCCTTGTTGTACGGGTCTGGTATGAATGGTTGCCCTGCGTTGATTAAGGCTGCATTTAGCGGGTCTTTGATGTCCTGTCTTACTCTTCGTATGTAGTGCTTGGAATAAGACGGGTGAAGCCCGGACCCCGCAACTCCAACTAACTGGCTAACGGTTCCAGAAGGCTTAATACAGGTCGTAGCTACAGACTGCTCCACCTTTAACTTCTTAGCCCACAGCTTGTTAGTCTCTACAGCGTGTAGTTTTAGGTCTTCCAACTCAGCAGGGGTGGCGTTCAAGATAGCGGGGCAATCAAAGACTCCCGTAAAGCTAACGCCAAGCAGCCTCTCCTCCTCTGCGTTACGCTTCCAGACGGGTCGAACATACCTGAAATCTGTAAGGGTGGATTGATAAGTTCCCAGGATTGTAGCTAATCGAACCTTGCGTAGGACCTTGTCTATAGTGTCCGAGGGCCTGAGTACAACCTCAGATAGGTTACATAAGCCACAGCTCCTGAGAATCACTTCACTGCATGGGTTACACCCAAACTCATGGTCGGTGTCTCTCCTTTCCGGGGCAAGGTCTTTAGCCGCTTGGCGGTTGAAAATGCCCCTCTCTCCGCTCTTTGATTCATAGAGGGCTACCCACTCCCTCATAAATATCCCAATATCTGGTTTCTCTGTGTAGCATACAGAGTTGTTTGCCAGAGCTCGTTGTGGGTTCTCTATGAACCACTGCCCCATCTTAGCTCTTTGCATACGCTCATCTGTAAGGTTGCTCAAGCTTAGCTCCGCCGCTCGACGAACCCCCCCAACTACTACAGCCTCTCCATTAAAGCAGAGAAGGTCGTGGCACTCTATGCTGGTGAGCTTCCGTCCAGAAGCATTTTGGAATATACGAATATACTGGTTAAACAACCTCTTTAGCGGATCTGGGCCAGAGGCCCTTCCGCCAAATATTTTGAGTCTGGCTCCAGAGGGCCTGATCCTGGAGAAATCTATTTTGGGGATTAGCCCTTGATACAGCAGACTAATCAACTCCCGTAGGGCGCTTGCCCAGCCAATCTTACTGTCCCGCACTACGATAGTGGTGTCTGTGTGATGAAACGAATCAGAGGTGTCAGGCAGCTTGCTGATGAATTGCCTTTCGACGCTGAACCCCACACCAGTGCCGCAAAGGAGAACATACAGGTTCTCATCAAAGGCCCTAACATGGTCTACCGCAATGAATGAGCAGTTGTACCCTGCCATATGATCTCTTTCCAGGGCTGGCCCAGCAGTCATCAGGGCCCTCATGCTTGGCATGATTTCCATATCTAATATAGCTTGTTTTACTTCATTGGGTAATGGCTTTTCCCAGAAATTACAATACCTGTTTACAGTTTCTTCCCATGTCTCACGCCTTCCCTCTGAATCAAGGTAACGAGCGTACCGGCTCTTATGAATAAACTTCTGGTATTCGTCCACTACTTGGTTCTCCCGTCTAATATTTTCATTAGGTCCTCAAGGGTGATAATTGCGAAAGTGTTTCTATTTCTCTTTTCGCCAGCTACAACAACAGGGATTAGATCCTTGCCTTCACAGCCAGCTACAGCTTGGTTCCAGGCGTCGTTAAAAAGCCACTTAGGAAGCTTGGTTCTAAACTTACACTCAATCCCTAGCAGGTCATGCTTCACATCCAAAGGCGTTCTCCTGTCCGATACTGGTATCCTCTCTCCACCACATATAGCTGCTACCTTGCGCTCAAACCTCTTCCATGGCTTATCCATCTGGAGCGGGTACATCCATTGAAATCTTTTGCGGGAGAGCTCCCTCTGTAAAGGCGTTCAACGAGGGCAGGTCAAGAAACAAATCCATTTCACACTCCGCCATATCCCAGTGTCTAGCTTTAGAGATGGAGAGCAACGCGCTAGGCTCCCCAGGATCGCTAGAATAATATCTCTGTAATAACAACACGTTATCTACAACGTCGGCTAATTCTCCAGCACCTCTTATTGAGAATCTGTCTATTTTATCCTTTATAGACATAGACTTACGTGCATGAGCGACCAAAATGATGTGGCACTCCAAATCACGCACCGTCTCAGCTATTTTGAGGACGATTCTTTTTTGTGCCGTGTAGTCATCATTGGCTATGCCAGCGATTGTCATCAAGCTGTCTACCAGGATCATTCGAGTGTTGAATTTGTCGATGGAGTACCGGATCACTGCCATCAAAGTATTCAAATCTACAGAGCCCATCTTGTCGAAGAAATACAGTTTATCAGAAGACCAGGAGCTAAATTCCAGGGCAAATTCCAAGGTTGGAGAGCTCTCTAGAGAGGCTTGCCTATAAAGTCTAACCAATTGGCTCCTCGGGGACATTTCCAAACTAACAGATAAACATTTTACATTCTGGGTGAGACTTGCCAAAAGTAGCTGTCCTGACAAAAGGCTTTTCCCGGATGAGTTGATGCCAGCCAAGATCGTGCATTCTCCTTCGCGCAATCTAAAGCGATCTCCGAGATCTCCAAACGGAAGTATAACTCCTTGGGTTTGTTCAGGGGCTAAATAGTGCTCTAGGACCTCTTGGGTGAAATAACTAGCGGGACGAACACTCTGCTCCTCTTCAATCTGAAGGTATGGGGCAATTTCCTCTTCTGTTAATGAGTTCATTTCAATCCCAACTGAGCTATATCAGTATTTAATAATATTCTTTGGCTCTTGCTGTCCTCGGCATAGACCAATTGGTCCACATGTTCCAGGAGCTCTTCACGAGCTTCCAGCAGATGTTTGGAGAATTCGGCTAAAGTGGCAGCGCAATCATAGAACCCATCAGGGTCCCTGGAGGAAGAGAGCAGCAGATCCGCCACTCCAGTGCAATCTATAGATACATTATTTATGTCCTGCTCGACAGCAGAGCCAAGAGCAGAAATTAAATCAGGCATAGTTAAAATCCTCAGTCGTTTGCCTTGATGCAAGGCGGGAATAGCGATATCAGGGCCTAATTCCTTAATAGCATCAGTACGAGATTTGTACCAGACGCCAGTGTGAGTGTCGTAGACAGAGCCAGAGCCAACTTTCATAACGATCTCCAAAGCATAGATAGATGATATACCCTATACTTCTCCATTACTGGGAACACCTTTCTCCATTACTAGGGGGACCGTTTCATAAGTAGGTATAACTCGCGCTCTACAAGGGGGCACAACTTCCTCTCTATAGTACAACTTAATGGTCCTCCTACATAAGGGTCTACAACTGCTATCCTATAAGAGGCTCTAACTCTCTCTCTATGAGTCATTATTCAGATCCCCTCTATATGACACGTTATTCAGATTCCTCTATATGACGTACTATTCAGGAATGATGAAAACATAGACCCTTTCTCCTATTCTGACGATGTATTCTGTTACGTCGCCAGCGATGTTTGTGGAGCAGTACTCTGCTGTCTCGCAAGCTTTCAGAAGGTACGCATCAATCATTTCAAGTGTTACTTCACAGTCCACTATCAGTCCTCTATAAGGAAGCAGAGTTCAGATTTTGCCATCAGGCTTATGTGATGGGACTTTTCTCCAAAACTCATCGTTTTCGTTGGTGAGTCCATGCTTCCCCGGATTATAAACCCAGTAGTCGCTATTTTGCAAATCTCTTGTGATTTTTGGTCGGTAGCCACGGGGATTCCACCACGGGCTCCTGCTACTCTGCGTCATTTTGGATACAGGCACAGACGCGCCAAGAGCACTCCTGCCCCACTTGGCGTGAGCGAATCCCAGGTGGCCTCCCGAGTACGCCACAGCGCATTCTATATCATCTGTACCACGGAGCGGTATTTCTCGAAGACCGCTCGAATATGAAGATTTTTCCGGGCCACGGTAACCCTGGACATTCATGTAAGATTTCCAGGCTGATTCCAGTGTTTGCTCACGGAGCTTTACCAGGACCTCCCACCGCTCACTAGGTGAGGCGGTGGTTCTTATATGCCCAATATGCTCCAGCATCCTATTCAAGATAGTATCAAGGGGAGCCGCTCCAGATCTGTGCGACTTGGTACGAGCTTCCT